TCGAGGTGACGTGGTGCCGTTCGCGCGCGGCGGCGTGGTGGATCGGCCTACAGTCTTTCCGTTTGCACGTGGCATCGGGCTTATGGGCGAGGCTGGGCCGGAAGCAATCATGCCGTTGGCGCGTGATTCGCAAGGTCGTCTCGGCGTGCGCGCGAGCGGCGTGTCACCAGTCATCAACCAGACGATCAACGTCAACGTGTCTGGTGGCGGTGTAAGCGACATGGTCGAGCAACAGCGTCTTGCGCGTGAGATCGGTCGGCTGACGCGAGCTGGCGTGATTGCTGCCATCCAGGAGCAGCAGCGCGCTGGCGGCTTGTTAAGGCCTAGCCCACAGATGGTGTAGCGATGCCTGCGGTTACGTTTACGCCACCGCGTCCGCCACGGATCGATGCGACGCGCGTCATGCAACCGCGCGTGATCGTGGCGTCATTCGGCGATGGCTATTCGCAGCGGACGGGAGCGGGTCTGAATACGCGGCCGCAGGTTTGGTCCTTGACTTGGGGGCCGATGAGCGCGGCAGACATCGACACGATCGAGGCGTTTCTTGCGGCGCGCGGAGGCGTGGAACCGTTCCGTTGGACGCCGCCGCGAGCGTCTTCGCCGCGCGTGTTTGTCTGCCAGGAATGGCAGGTTGTCGAGCGCGGTGCATCGCTTGCTGAGTTGACGGCGCGCTTCGATGAAGTGTTCGACCTTGGCGCTTGAGCGATGCCGCCGGTGCAATCCGTAGCGCAGCAACCAACCGCTGATTCGCTGGTGACGCTGTATACGCTTGACGCAACTGAGCAAGTCGGCGAGGTGTTTCGCTTTGTGGCGGGCACCGATGAACAACGGCAGCCGATACGCTTTCAGAGCCATGAGTATCAGCCGTTCCCGATCGAGGCCGAAGGCTTCGCTTGGTCCGGTCGTGGAACGCCACCACGGCCGAAACTGCGCATCTCGAACATCGGCGGCATCGTCGGTAGTCTGCTTGGTCCTGGCGGCGATCTAATCGGCGCAGTGCTGACCCGTCTGCGCACGTTTCGGCAGTTTCTGGACGGTCAACCTGGTGCCGACCCGAACGCGCACTTCGAGCCAGATGTCTGGCGCGTTGAACGCAAAACGCGGCAAGACCCCGTGATGGTGGAATGGGAGCTCGCGTCGGTTTTAGAGCAGGAGGGCCAGCGCATCCCTGGCCGTCAGATGCTGCGCAATCTGTGCACGCACACCTATCGGCGGTGGAATGGCGCAGAGTTCGACTACACAGACGCGACGTGTCCGTACACTGGCACGGCGTATTTCACTGAAGCTGGCGTGCCTACGAGCGCGCCACACGATCGCTGCGGTAAGCGGCTAGGCGACTGTCGTCTTAGGTTTGGCGTCGGCGGAGTGTTACCGACGCGAGCTTTCCCTGGGATCGGCACGGTGCGGTGATGTTCGGGCCAGAAGTGGAAGCTGCGATTGTCGCACACGCGCGTGCGGAGTATCCGCGCGAGGCGTGCGGGCTGGTGATCGACGGTGCCTATGTGCCGGTAGAGAACCTCGCCGACAACCCGCGCGACACCTTCATGATCGACGTCGCCGAGACGATGCAGCCTGGCGTTCAGGCAATTGTGCATTCACACCCGGACGGTGATCCTTGGCCGTCGGCGGAAGACATGGCTGGGCAGATCGCAACCGGCTTGCCGTGGGGTGTGCTGACTGTGTCGTCTGGCAGCGCTGGCCCAATCCTATGGTGGGGGCCGGGCGTGCCACGACCGCCGTTGATCGGTCGCGACTTCCGACACGGCCCATCAGGCAGTGACGGTCGAGGCGACTGCTACGCGCTGATCCGCGATTGGTTCGCCGAAGAGCGCGGCATTGAGTTGATGGAGTTTCCGCGGAAGGATCGCTGGTGGTCGGACGAGGAGCAGCCGCAGAATCTCTATCTCGACAACTTCGCGAAGGCAGGATTCAAAGAGATCAGCATCGAGGAGCTGCAGCCGGGCGACGTTGTGCTGGCGCGCGTAATGTCGCGAGTGCCTAATCATGGCGGCATCGTGCTAGCGAACGGTCTGGTGCTGCATCATCTAACGAATCGTTTGTCGAGAACGGAGCCGCTTGGGCGGTGGATGTCGCATGTCACGAACGCGCTGCGCTACGTGGGGCCGAGCGATGCTGCGTGATATCTATCTGCACGGTTCGCTGGGTAAGCAGTTCGGTCGCCACCATCGCTTTGACGTCGCTACGGTAGGCGAAGCGATTCGAGCGCTCTGCTCGCAGTATCGCGGGTTTCGCCAAGCGTTGGCGGTTGGACATTGGCAACTGATTCGTGGCGATCGTCGCAAGGGCCAGTCGCTTGGGCTGGACCAGATCGAGTTTCATCTCGGCAGCGCGCCGTTGCACATCATCCCAGTGGCGGCGGGCAGTGGCGGTCGCGGTGCCGCAAAGATACTTGTGGGGATAACGCTAGTTGCAGTTTCGATCGGCTTTGCCGCAGCGGTGCCGTTCGGTGCGGTTGAAGGCGCGAAGGCAGGCGCGCTCGGGCTGATGTGGGGGGCGGAAATCGTGCCAGGGCTGCTAACGGCTGGCGGGCTGGCAAAGGCAGGTGCGGCGCTCACGTTTTCAGGCGTCGCAGCGTTGCTGTCGCCGCAGCCCAAGGCGCCGCACTACGGTGCGACTGAGCGGCGCGAGTCGTATCTGTTGACGGGACCGACAAACACGACGGCCGAGGGCGTGCCGGTGCCAATCATCTACGGCCGATGCCGCGTGGGTTCCGTTGTCGCGTCGGTTGGCATCAGCGTCGAGGACTGGGGCGCGGCTGGTAACGGCGAGACGCCTCCTGGCGGCAAGCTTGGCGTCCTAGCATGGGGCAAGACCTGACGACGGCGGTCCGTGGTCGCGGTGGTGGCGGTAAGGGCGGTGGCAGCCAGCCGACACCGCGCGAGGAGCCAAATACGCTTCGCGCTAAGGCGACTGCTCGCATCATCGACGTGCTCGGCGAGGGGCCGATCGTCGGCCTGGTGAACGGCGCGCAAAGCATTTATTTCGACGGCACGCCGCTCGTTAATCCGGACGGGTCGCCGAACTTCAAGGGCGTCACGTGGGCGTTGCTGGCGGGGCTACCTGACCAGGAGCCGCTGCCAGGTGCCAGCGCTGCAGAGACCGAAGTCGCAGTCGGTGTCCGCGTCCGCGCAGACACGCCAGTGGTGCGAACCATCACCAGCACGCCGCTCGACGCGGTGCGCGTCAAGATTCGCATCCCTGCGTTGTCACGTGTCGATCAGGCCAGCGGGAGCATCTACGGCACGTCTGTCACCATTGCGATCGACGTCAAGACAAACACTGGCGCGTGGACTGAAGTCAGGCAGGACACGATTGCTGGAAAATGCACGTCGCCTTACGAGCGCGAGTATCGTATTGACCTTCCGCCTGGCGGTGCGCCGTGGCAAGTGCGCGTGCGCCGACTCACGCCGGATAACGATACGACGACGACGCTTCAGAATGAGACGTGGTGGTCGTCCTATACGGAGGTCCTGGACTGGCGGCTGTCTTATCCAGACACAGCGTATATGGGCTTGGCGGTTGACGCGGCGTATTTTTCGACCATCCCAAAACGCGAATACGACGTTCGTGGTCGTCCACTCAAGGTTCCTGTCAATTACGATCCAGTGACCCGCACCTACACTGGCGTGTGGAATGGGACCTTCAAGACAGAGTTCACAGACAACCCTGCTTGGGTGTTCTACGATCTGCTTACGAACAAGCGCTACGGGCTGGGTCGCTACATCCGGCCGGAGTGGGTGGATAAGTGGGCGCTCTACGAGATCGCGCAGTACTGCGACGAGCTTGTGCCTGATGGCGCAGGTGGCATGGAGCCGCGCTACACCTTCAATGGCGCGCTTGTAGTCGCCTCCGATGCGTGGGATGTGCTGCAGACGGTCGCGGCTTCATTCCGAGGCATGATCTATTATGGCGCTGGGCGAATCACAGTAACGCAGGATCGGCCCGGCGATCCGGTGAAACTCGTCACGAATGCGAATGTCATTGACGGCGTGTTCTCTTACCAGGGTTCCAGTTTGTCAGCACGCCACACTGTCGTGCAGGTCACGTGGAGCGATCCTGATAACGACTTCAAGCCGACCATCGAATGGGTGGAGCATCCCGAAGGCATCAAGCGCTGGGGCGTTCGGCAAACGGAAATCGCGGCGGTTGGCTGCACGTCTCGCGGCCAGGCGCGACGTCTCGGAAGGTGGCTGCTCGACACTGAGCAGACGGCCACTGAGACCGTGACGTATCGCGCGGCGCTGGATCACGCTGATCTTCGGCCGGGTGATATCATCGCGGTCGCGGATCGATGGATTGCCGGGTTGCGAATGGGCGGACGTCTGGCAGCGGCCACCACGACGACGCTCACGCTGGACGCGCCTGTGACGCTGGTGCCTGGTGAGACATACGCGATCCGCGTCACCTTGCCGTCAGGTCAGGTATTGGAGCGGCAGGTCACGACCGGCGCTGGCACACACACGACGCTGACGATCACGCCAGCGTTGCCAGAAGCACCAGCGCCGAACGCTGTATGGTTGCTGGCGGCTGGCACAGTGCAGCCTCGCCAGTTCAGGGTCATCAGCGTCACGGAGGTCGAGCCAGCCATATTCGAGGTCGTGGCACTGTTCCACGACCCAACGAAATACGACCGCGTCGAGCGCGGGCTTAACGTGCAGAGCCCGAGCTTCACAGCGCTGCCGAGTGGGCCGCTGCCACGGCCGACAAATCTGACGGCGCAGGAATACCTCGTCGTGTCGGGCGGATCGGCAAGCGCTGCGCTTTCGGTGTCGTGGCAGATGCCTAGTGATCCACGGGTGAGGTCGGCGCAGGTGGAAATTCAACTGCCGGATGACCCGACGTGGTATTTCATCGGCGAGACTGCGACGAGCAGTATCGAGTACGTCGGCACGCGCGAAGGCTTGGGTCGCGTGCGTGTGCGCGCGCGTGACGTGTTCGGTCGCGCTTCGGCTTGGACCGAACTCGAAGTGGCGTTGCTTGGCTTGAACGCGCCGCCTACCGATGTAGAAGACGTGCGCGGCACTGTGCTCGGCAATACGTTGCGGCTGACGTGGAAGCCGCACCCGGCGCAGGGATTCGTGACTTATCGCGTGCGGTTCTCGGCGGCGCTTAGTGGTGTGTCGTGGTCGTCGGCGGTGGATGTGGCGGAGCGTCTGGCAGCGCCGATCGCTGAGCTTCCGCTGATGGTAGGCACGTATCTAGTGAAAGCGGAGACGCCGAGCGGTGCGTTGTCGCCGACGCCAGCGCTGTTCGTGAACACGGCAACGCCGATACAGCCGTTCAACGCGGTCGCGTTGTTGACACAGCACCCGACATGGAGCGGCACGAAAGTCAACGTATCTGTGGCGAACGACCA